ATCAGGACCCCTTCAACTTCGATCTCCCTGTTCAATATATCAATTCTGGATTTTTGTTACATACAGGTAACGATGGAAATTGGGCTGGGCAAATTTATGCTGGACATGATCATCAAGGGAGTGTAACTGGGATGTATTCTGCTTTTACTGGTTGGAATGAACTACGTGTTTATGCTAAAAAAACAGGTTCTTCAACTGTCCCTGTATCAATTAAAGCGGAAAGTGCTATAGTAACAAACACATTTTTTGCTGTTTCAAGTGATAGTCGTATTAAAGATGAAATTGTAACAGTTTCAAACGATGAGGCTCTTGAAAAAATACGTAAAATTCCTTCTCGTAGTTATCACTATATTGATAAAGAACGTAAGCAATCGAATAAAACAATCGGTTTTATAGCACAAGAAGTGAAAGAAGTTATTCCAGAAGCCATTACAATTATTAAATCGTTCATTCCAAGTGAACAAAAATTTTTAGAAAACTTTGAATGGAAATCGATGGAGGATAGCAAAGATGTATTACTCTCAACAAACGAATTAACAGATGTAGCGAATACTACATATAAATTTTATGTTTCAAACAGCAATAATTATAAAGAAAAAGAAATAGCAATAAAAGGTAACGAAGATGATACATTTACTTTTGATCAAACCTACCAAACTGTTTATGTTTATGGAAAACAGGTTGATGATTTCAATATGTTAAATAAAGATAAGATTTTTGGTCTATATCATGCGTGCATTCAAGAACTTGACCAACAACAGGAAAAAGACAGAGAAACAATTTCTACATTAGAACATGAAAATAACACGCTAAAAGAAAAAGTTAATACGCTCGAATCTCAGATAAATACTGTTTTACAAAGATTAGAAACTTTAGAAAATTAAATTAATAAATTAAAGAAAATAGAGTTAAAAATAAAAAACGATTACACATTATAATAATTAAAATGTCTTCTCTCCCAGAATCCCAATCGGTTCAAGCAGAATCTTCAGAAAATTCAGAACAATCGCAGTCACAAGAGTCACAGTCACAGCCTCAACAACCTAACCTTACTGAAATACCTATTACAAGTGAGAATGTCGCACTAAATGTGATGGTAATGTTTTTAAATCTCGCACAAAATCGTGGGTGTTATCGTATTGATGAATCTGCGAAAATCTACGAATGCATTAAAATGTTTACGAAGACAGGCGAACAGCAACAGGATACACCATCAGTAAGTTCAAATTAAATAATCTAAACAGTTAAGTGTAATCAGTTTAGTATAAATAGTTAAGTGTAATCAGTTCAGTATAAATAGTTAAGTGTAATCAGTTCAGTGTAAAAAGTTTAATTAATATAAAAATTTAATTATTGTTTAAAATAAAAATATTATTACTATATATTAGTAATACTATTTAGTACTTAAATAAACAAAATGGCTTTTACAAGATTTAATTATGATGAATGTAGAGAGAAAAAACTTTTACAAGAAGCTACAGGTTTAGGAAGATACATGTTGAACGTTCCAGGAAATGGCGCAACGCCTCCATTATCAGCCGATCCGTTTAATCGTGCGCAAAAATGGGGTGGAAATCTCAGAACTAACACAACAAATTTAGAAAGCGATCTTCTTGGATTAACAAGAAACCTTAATCGGGATTGCTTGCAGTTTGACTATGAATCTAATGCGGTAAAGAGTGCACCCATTAATTATCCTGTATCTCAACCTATTACAGACCAAAGTCGTGCGACCCATCCTGCGTGGGAATATCGCGATTTAGAACAACAGCATTATGCGATTTTACCTTTAGATCCTCAAGAAAATGTTTGTATTCCGTTTCAAAACAATTTAAGCACGCGAATTATTGAGAAAAACGAGTTTGTAGCCAAATATCCGTGCGTGAAAGATTAAACAAACAAACGATAAATAAATCAAAACACGAATAATAAAATATATTATTATATATTATATTCTAATATATTATATAATGGAGTTAGCAATACCGCTTGTAGCACTAGGTGAAATGTATGTAATGTCGAACCAAGATAAAGAGGGTGAGATTGAGGCCGCCGAACAATCTCAAACTGTTCAAGGCACTCCTGTAAAAGCTGAAAATTTTGAAAATATGGGAAAACCAGCAAACAGTTTACCAAATACACAAACTCCACCAATAAATTATCCAGTAGTTAACCAGAAAAGTTTAAACAACACTGTTAAACAGTATATTAATCCGAACCAAGCGTCAGACAGATATTTAGCACAACAAACTTACGAAAATTTAGCCGATCAACACCAAAATTCAAAAGCAATTCAAGAAGTGTCCACGTTAACTGGAAGCACAGTTTCAAAAGATAAATTCACGCATAATAATATGGTACCGTTCTTTGGAGGAAAGATACGCGGTATTCATAATATGCAAGGAAACGAATCCGTTTTAGACAACATGCAAGGTACTGGTTCGCAACAAATTCGCAAACAAGAACAAGCACCGATGTTTAAACCGGAAGATAACACTCAGTGGGCACATGGTACACCATCGACGAGTGATTTCGTACAATCCCGTATGAATCCAAGTATGAAGATTTCCAACGTAAAACCGTGGAAAGAAGAACAAGTTGCCCCCGGTTTAGGTTTAGGATACACCACTGGTGGTGGAGCTGGTTTCAATTCGGGAACTGGCGCGCGTGACCAATGGATGCCGAAATCAGTGGATGAATTGCGTGTTGCGAATAATCCAAAACAAACGTTTGGTTTAGCGAACCACGAAGGTCCTGCTTTAGCCCCGATTAAAAATCGCGGATTTATGGGAAAAATGGAAAAACATCTTCCGGAAAAATTCCACTGCACTGGTCCAGAGCGTTATTTAACCACTGTGGGTGCAGAAAAACGCGAAACAGCCCGTGCTGAACAGGTTGATCGTGCCGTAAATCGTCCGTTCACAAACGCTGAATATTACGGTAACAGCAACGGTGGTGATCTCCACGCCACATATGCACCACGCGAATACCAAGACAGTCATAAACAACAGCTTGGACAACAACCGTTTTCTCAAGCAAATGCACAAGGAAGATACACGCCTGGACCCAATAATTTCGGTGTAGAAAGTTATAATTTATTAGCGAATAATCGCAACACCGTAAACGCTCCCAATAAAATGGGTATCGTTGGTGGTGCAGTGAAAGCGGTTGTAGCACCGTTATTAGATGTGCTTAGACCGTCAAGAAAAGAGAACGTGATTGGTAACTTACGTCCAACCGGAGACGCAGGAACTACTGTACCAGCAGCTCACGTTTTTAATCCAGCTGATCGCACACGCACAACTATTCGCGAGATGACTGAGAATAGCAAAGGTCATCTCAATGTTGAAAATCAACGCGGTGATGGTTATTTAGTAACTAAACATCAGATAAATCCGAATCAACGTATGACGACCAACTGTCCAGAAGTTGGTAATCCAGGAAACACAGGTGTAACAGCGAATTCGCGTGTTTACGATGCCGAATACAATATGAGAACAAATCCGTTCCGAGAACAGGCTGCTAAGAGTCGTCCGAATCAAGGAGGAACACAGATGTATAACGGATACGAAAATATTCACATTGATAAACGTGATTGTGACCGCGATAATAATCGTATGTGGGTTGCAGATACATTACCAAATACTGGTGTGAGTGCCGAACAGTATGGTAGACAGAGTGCACCACAGCAGTTACGTTCTGATCTTAACTGTGAACGCATGAACAACGACATATTAAAAGCGTTTAAACAGAATCCGTACACACAAAGCTTGACCAGCGCGGTTTAATTTTATTATTAGAATTATTTGTTTTATTTTTTTTCTTACTTTTCTTTTTTATTACTTTTCTTTTTCTTACTTTTTTCTTACTTTTTTCTTACTTTTTCTTACTTTTTTCTTACTATTCTAAAATGCGTAATAATAAGAAATTACTTTGTAAAACTAATAACTTTACAACTAATGAGTTTAAAATTGTATATAAAAATCGATGTAAATAGAAACTAGTGTGATAATTATATAAAAAAATCAACAAATTATTATACAATGTTAAAGATACACACAGAAATTTATGATAAACTAGACTATTTTATAGAAAAGAATAAGATTCCTAATATAATATTTCATGGACAAAGTGGTTCTGGTAAGAAAACAGTTGTGCATAATTTTCTAGATAAGATTTATAACAATGATAAAAAACTAAAGAAAAAAAATACAATGTTTGTAAATTGTTCACACGGTGGAGGAATTAAATTTATTCGTGAAGAACTTATATTTTTCGCAAAATCTAATATTAATTACAACGATAAAACATTGTTTAAAAGTATAATTTTGTTGAATGCGGATAATTTAACAACTGATGCACAGTCTGCTCTTCGCAGATGCATTGAACTTTTCTCCAACACTTCGCGATTTTTTATTATAATAGAAAATAAAACACGGTTATTAAAACCGATATTATCACGTTTTTGCGATATTTATATACCTTTTCCAACAATTAAAAACAAAGAAGTAAATTTACATCAATATGATCTAGATAATTGTCTTGATTTTAATAAATGTGAGCAATTAAAAAATCAATGGTTAAAAAGAGAAATACAAACAGCAAAGAAAGCTTGCGAAGAAAACGTCGAAGAAAACGTCGAAGAAAACGTCGAAGAAAACGTCGAAGAAAACGATCAAAATTCAAATAAAAATGTTCAAATCATAAATACTCTAACAAAAAAGGTTTACAATAAGGGATATTCTGGTTTAGACATAATGAATATTATGAACTCAAACATTATTTCTAACCCGGAAGAGCAACTTAAATTAAGAATTTATTTTAATAAAATAAAACAAGAGTTTCGAAATGAAAATCTTTTTATTTTTAATATTTTATTTTTTATAATTATACGTTCTAATTACGATTTAGAAAATATCCGAATTATATAAATTATAACAAAGTTCAGTCAATTTATACAGAATAATGGACGATTTTAACGTTTCGAATCTTTATGAGTCTAAAAATGAGTGGGTATCACGATTAGTGAATGTTCTTACACCTCTCATTATTCAAGGTATTCAGTCGATTTTCACCGAATCTTGGAATCTTTGCGAAGAAAACGACGAAATTGAGAAATATTTGATGACGTTTCAAAATTTACTTAGCAGAGTTCCAAAATGGAACGATACGATTGTTGGTAATGAAGTAAAAAGAATTATCGAATCAAGTGGATGCACATATTTAACGGATTTAATCACGTGTGTACACATTATCCAACTTAAGATTTTGACTAGTATTCGTGTTGGAAAAACACAGAAAAAGGTTAATATTGAAATTCCTCAGCTAAATGAATTTATCCATAATGTTTACATTAACACTTCTCGCAAGCTCTACACAAACATATATCTTTATGAAAAAAACATCAAACCTCTTCAATATCAGAAAAATCACAGAGAGATTGAAATGATTGTGAAAGAAGCGATTTTAAACACAGTAAGAGAAAATATTCCAGTGGAAGCGATTCTTAAAACGTATTTAGACGAAACTGAAGAAGATGAAATCATTGAAGAAACCGAAGAAATTATTGAGAGACCTAAGACGGAAGAGGAAAAACAAGCCGAAGAAGAAGCTGCTGAAAAAGCAAGAAAAGCCGAAGAAGAAAAAGAGATGGAAACTACGCCTAACATTCAAGTATCAAAATCTGACTCAACAGTTTCTGTAGATACACAGACCGGCAGTGATGAATCATCCAAAACTTTATCAATGGAAGGAACTAGTGAGAACAACAACGCCATCTCAGCGAATGTGGCTACAGAACTATCGAACAGCGTTATCAAGAAAGAAACCGGTTCCACTCCAAAAATTGGATTAAACACTGCGATATCTATTCCGACTAGCGAAGCTCCTAAATCAGAAGCCGATACTGAAAACGCTTCGTCGCTCTCATTCAACAACATAGACAGTGCGATAGGTATTAACAAAAAAGTAGAGGAATTAACTGCCCCTAAAGATATTGATACTTTAGAAGAAATAAGTGAAATGAGAAACACACAAAGAAAGATGGAAGAAGCACTTGAAGATGAGGCTGACGAAGACGATTCCATTAAGATTCATGACTCCTCGGTATCACTTGGAGGACTTGACGTTCAAGATTTAACTAAACCTTTAGAAACCAAACCAGATCCAGTATTAACGGATGTTGAAGTACTTTTATAAAAAGGGATTAAGTTATCGTATAAAAAGGATTAATTAGCTTATAAAACGGATTAATTAGTTTATAAAATACGTTAAATTATCGTATAAAAAATTGGTTTATGATATAAATGGAAAATATTTATATCATATCACTGGTTATTGCTTTTGTTTATTTATTAGCAAAATTTGTGGAGATGCGAGTGATTAAAAAAGAAAGCACTCCACTTAAAGAACTAGTAACAGACACAATATTTGTGTTTGTTAGTGTTGTTTGTGGAGACTTTATATTTAGGCAGATGCAGCCTTTAGGAGAAATCATATTGGGAGATGGTAACGCTCAAGCTTTTACAGACAATCCAACCTTTTAACAATTCTCCTGAGCTTTAGCTTCTTAATTTTACGTATTTTTTCGGGTTTCACACATTTATTTTTATTACTTTCACAATCATCACTTTCGTGTTCATGTTCTTCACAATGTTCATGTTCTTCACAATGTTCGTGTTGTTTACAGTTGCACTCAATACAATGAAGAGATTCATTTTCTTCTACTGATTCTTCTACTGATTCTTCTACTGATTCTTCTTGCTCGGGTCTTTCTTCAGATTCATATTCACAATCGTCTTCTGAATATCGTTCAGACTCTTCTAGTTCCTTACGTTTTAAAGCTTTTTGAAACTTAAGAAATTCTTGTTCATTCAATGTTTTATAAGTGATATAACCTTTCTTCTTATCATAATGAATATCTTTCTGATTAATAGTCTTCCCTTCTATATACGAAGAAACGCCAAATTCCTCCATTTTAATAATTCGATGTGATCTGTAGAAATTGTATCGGGCAATCGTTCTTTTCGAAACAGGCATATTCTCTCCAAAGCAAATAATATATGCAACGGGTTTTCTATCTTCACGTGTTTTCGTTACCTTTGGATTAATATTGTGAAACTTAATCATATGCTTTTCGTAATTACTGGCTTGCGCGAAACCTTTACTACACTCTGTGCAAAAGAACGGTTTATCTTCGTTGGGTGTATGTTTCGCAAAAATATGTGCAGTTAGAGCTTGTTTAGGACCAGTTGTTTCGTAATCACAGTGAGGACATTTGTGAACCTTTTCACGGGATTTCTTATTGCGGCGATAGTAGAGAGTAGCAATAGACTTTGGTTGGTCTGAAACCATAGATAAAGGGCACGTATTAATAAATTGTTAGCTTATGTATGATGTTAGTTTATAGTTGCTAATGTTTGCTTTTATTTATTTGATAAAACTCTGTTCAATTTTTTGAACGAATGGACAAATAAATAAAATAAAGGCTTACTCAAACGTAACAAGGTATACTATCTATATTTATAATTTTAGCTTTTTTACCAATTTTTCTTTTAGACGATTCAAATACCTGAAATATCGGATTTTCAAGTTGATGTTCTGGTGTATGATTATGAACAGTACGAGCTATCATTTTATAAAGCTTAAAATCAGGATATCTCTCTTCTCCGTTATTTTTATACAATATGTTTCGTCCTTTATCATCTTTACACCAAGAAACAACAAGATTAACAATCGGATCTAATGCGCATTCATTTTTAATATTATCAATATCGTCTACAAAATAATCAAAGAGCGCACAAGCTAATCTGCATAAGTCAAAGCTATTATTAGGTTCTAATCTTGGTTTATTATTACTAAAATACGGCTCACAATTGTATTGCGAAGATGCATCACCTTTTGGATGAAAACTATCACTACACATTGTTTTCCCTTTGAATTTATATATGGCTCTACCAAAATCGATTAATTTAAATATACGACCAAATGTCGGAACTCGATAATATTTCCCATTATAGTAATAATTAAGGTAGACCTTATCTGTATTTATGTACATAATATTGTTTGTATGTAAATCGTTGTGTGTGAAACTGAAAGTTTTTTGATACGTCAATAATATCATTATGATTTGAAAAAGGGATGAACTCCACTCTGCATTGCTTAATTTATTTTCCATTATCAAACTGTCTAGGGTTCCTTCGCATTTTTCTAGAGAGATAACTTGAACCGGAAATTTATTAAGTTTTACTTCAAGAAAACTTTCTGATTCAGAGTCAGAGTCAGATGTACATTCTGATCCCGACTCCGCATCCGATTCCGCATCCGACTCCGCATCCGACTCCGCATCCGACTCCGCATCCGACTCCGCATCCGATTCCGCATCCGACTCCGCATGTTTTTTCTTTTTTTTGTTTTTATTTTTTTTTATTTTTTTTGTACTATCTTTTGAGTCATTTGACCCATGAGAAGTGTTAGAAGATCTAGATGAACAACTAGTCGAAGAGTTTGAATTATTGTTTCCTGTTTTATGATTGTTTATACTATCACTGTTTTTAAGATTTTCATTTAATTTTTTTAAATTCTCTCTGTTTAACGTTTCCAATTCATTGTTATTCCTTAAAAAGTTTTTATCGATACTTATGTTTTCATGAATTTGTAGTTCGGTTGTAAATAAAGAATCTTGTTCTATTTTTTCTTCTGTTTTTTCTTCTGTTTTTTCTGTTTCAAAAACTTCATTGCTGTTCATTATAAATGAATCTAGTGAATCAATAGACAAAGCGCTTTTTTCAGAAGAAACCTCAAGTCGTTTTTTATAGTTTCGAGAGATTGAATTAATCACTTCATCATTAAATACATCACTTATTGTGTAAAGTTTACCATTATTTTGATTAAAAAAATCAGACTCAGCTAAGTATTCTAAATCATCGATAACATTCACAGAAAAATTATTTTTAACTCCTAAAAATGAACCGTAATAATCTAAACCGTTTACAAACCCGTGATTATTTAATAACTGACTTGTTAAATAAGAAAAAAATCCGTCTACATAGGCAGAATTATTTGGATCGTTCACTTTTGGATGAATAACGTTATCTTCTTTTGTCTCCTCTATATCTTTATCTTGCTTTTTTTCTTTTTCTTTTTTTTCTTCCTTTTCACGATTCTTGCACGGAAGAGCGAATATATCATATTTATCTGAGTTATATTTCCCAACCATATATTTTAAAGGATCAAGCAATGGAGAAAATTTAAAAAATATGTCCTGATTTTCTTTTTTCTCAATGATGTCGTCGCAATACCGAACTAAAGCACCAGAAAAAATATGATTTGTTTTTTTTTCTGCTAACGATTCAAGATAAAATTTGTGATTAAGATTGATTGAATTATAATTATTATCGTTTAATGAGAAAAAATTGTTATAAATCGGAATGTAATTTTGAGGAGAAGTTATATCTAAATTATCAGCATCTTGCATTTGGTTAAATAAATTTTTATTCTTATTTTTTTTATAATATATATTAAAATCCATGATAGGCGAATTCAAAGCGTTTTGAATGTTTATTAATAATAAAGTATTTATATTCACCTATTTAAACTAAAATAGATATTAATAAATATTTTTTTTTCAAAGATTAATTGCTATTTTATTTCCTATTTTATTTCCTATTTTATTTGCTATTTTATTTCATAATTTTAATTATTAAAAAGAAAATTAATAGTTAAACATAACAGAATAATATTCGTATTATAAAAAATTTTATTTTATCATTTTTAATTACAAACCATGACTTTAGAACTAAAAAAATTCGATATGAAAAAAATCAGTTTCAAGCCAAATGAAAATAAAGGACCTGTTATTGTACTTATTGGCCGTCGTGATACTGGTAAATCTTATTTAGTTCGTGATTTATTATACTATCATCAGGACATTCCTATTGGAACTGTTATATCTGGTACTGAAGCTGGAAATGGGTTTTATAGTAAGCACGTTCCAAAACTGTTTATTCATGATGAATACAATTCGGCTATTATAGAAAATATTTTGAAACGGCAACGAACTGTTTTAAAACAGATTAAGAGAGAAAACGATGCGTATGGTCGTTCAAACATCGATCCGCGTGCTTTTGTTATTTTAGACGATTGTTTATATGACGCTGGTTGGACGAAAGATAAAATGATGCGTCTTCTTTTTATGAATGGTCGTCACTGGAAGATTATGCTTGTAATTACTATGCAGTACCCGCTCGGTATTCCTCCCAATCTCCGCACAAATATTGATTACGTATTTATTTTACGTGAGCCGTACATTTCGAATCGTAAACGTATTTACGATAATTATGCGGGTATGTTTCCCACTTTTGAATCTTTTACACAAGTGATGGATCAATGCACAGAGAATTATGAATGTCTAGTGATTAATAACAATTCTAAGTCTAATAAGCTTCACGATCAAATTTTCTGGTATAAAGCTGAAAATCATAGCAATTTCAAACTGGGTTCGAAAGAGTTCTGGGATTTGTCTAAAGATATAAATTCAGACGATGAAGGAGAACAGTACGATCCGAATAAAGCGAAAAAACCTAGAGCAGGTCAACGAATTAATGTGAAGAAATCTCGATGGTAAATCAATCTCTCCAGAATTCGTAAATCATATGTCCTATTTCTATAGGAATACATTGACCTGGATTGTTTCGTCCACCATAAGCGTTTAATGTAATAATTATATTCCACATCTGATTGTTCCGTATTTTTCTCATAATATCTGTGTATTTATTGTGAAACTCCCAATTTACGTCTTTCCGCACCTCGACTATATCTTGACGTATCACCGGCATCCATCGAGCAGAATCTCCGTAGATATTGTAAATTGTTGGAATATAGTATCCAACGCAAAATTGTCGAATAACGGTATCATCATTGTCCCCTAATGTTCCGTATTGATAATAATTATATCCGAGTTTTTTAAATACAGAAAGTTCTGATTCTAAACACAAATGACGATTACATTTTATTCTGTAATATCCTGGATCATCATATCTATCATAGTAAAGATTTAATACGTATTTTTGATACGTAAAATCTTCTGTGTGTATCTCCATGGTATTTAATAATAAAACATTTTTATTTTATCTTATTTTATCTTATTTTTTAATCTTATTTTATCTTATTTTTTAATCTTATTTTATCTAACCATAAAGTAAGATAGCAACAATTAAATAAAATGAAAAAAACCGCAAAAAAAAGCGCGAAAAAAAGCAATAAACCCCAACCAGTAGACATGATCTTATACAATAAAGTTAAAGCAAGAGTGTATAAGAAAATTCCTCTACATAGTGCTTACAGAAGTGGTGTTGTTGTTCAACAATATAAAGATGCATTTAGCCGTAAATATGGAACAAAAAAAAGCCCCTATTCAGGAAAACGAACAATGAAACGTGGATTATCTAGATGGTTTAGAGAGAAATGGGTTAATCAACGAGGAAAAGTTGGATATAAATACAAAAGTGATATCTATAGACCGACTTATCGTATTACATCTAAAACACCAACAACACATGGAGAACTTACTAAAAAACAGATTAAACAAGCTAGAAAAGAAAAATACACTAAAGGTCGTGTAAAGCGATTTCAGAAAGGTGGTTCTAAAACATTGAAAAAAATAAAAACAAAAAATCGATCAAAAAATACGAAAAAAAATACGAAAAAAAATACGAAAAAAAAACACACAAATAATTACAAAAAGAACCGCACAATGTCCAGAAGAAAATCAGGGAAAATTGTATTCAAAGATTATCCAGATTTCACTCCAAATTTAACACCAAGAGAGATGTTTCAGTTAGGAAGTTTTGGGGGCACATACTGGCGCCCTATCTATTCAAGTATAAATAAAGCCAATTATAAAAATCAACACAAAAAATATCCCGATTCCTGGTGGAAAGGAATACCAGAAGAAAATCTCTCTAGTTCAGAATGCGATATATCTAAAAACAAATACGGTGTTCGTGTCGGAACAAGTTTGAAATTTTGGGAAGGAAAAGGATGGATTAAACCAATACATCCTTACGGTTGGGTCCAATGGTATTGTGACTTTTATATGGGAGAACGAGGTCCTGATGACGAAAGACAAATCAAAAGATGGTTAGCTTTAGCAGGATCAAGAGGAAGATTTATGCGATTTTTAGTTACGCAAATTCTTAAAAAAGGAGATACGTCCGACTGGAATAATCCAGAAATAAGCCCAAAAATTCGTCAAGTATTACAACATTGGGGTTATAAATTAACAAAAGCAGATTTTGATAAAGAAGTAAAACGCCGTAAAGAAAAAAATTAAAAATAAAAAATTATAAATAAAAAATTATAAATAAAAAATTATAAATAAAAAATTAAAAATAAAAAAATAAAAAATAATATTAAATTCCTTCTATTTTATGGGCAACGCAACGCATTTCCTCTGACTTTTTCTCTGTTTCTTCTTTACGAACTTTTTTAAAATCAAATGTACAATCGTGTTGTTCGGATAATCGATGCATTGAACAGAAAATAATCCCGCATTTACACGGCATGTCTGTTAGCATTAATTTCCGACGACATTCTGGATGACCACAACGTTTTGATTTCTTCTTTTGTATACTCATTAAATTAATAGTTGTTAATAATGTAACTTACGATAATAATATTTGTCTAAATATTTTCCAAATATTATTTTTATGATGATTTTTATGATGATTTTTTTAAATAATTGTTAAAAAGTCAAACCTCTTTAGGTGTTGAATCTGTTTCACTAACTTCGACCTGCACGTTTTCGTGTTTGGCTTCCTCCGTGGATTGCTCCGTGGCTTGCTCCGTGGCTTGCTCAACAGTAATATTTTCTTGAACCGGTACACTATTCTGTCCAGTCTTTTCCATTCTAACATTATCCCCCTCAAAGAGTTCTTTTCTGATATCACCAGACGATACTTCGTCTCGATTATTAAATACACGTTCTTGAGTATTCATTTCATTAACACCGATTAATTCTCCATCTTCAGTGATTCCTTGTGTGAGTTTATTTCCACTTTCTTTAGCAAGTTTAACGTTTTCAGCAATCGCTTGTTGTTTGGATTCACGAACTCTCTTGTCGAATTCTTGTTTTGCCTGTTCTTCGTTACTCTGTTTTTCGCTCATAAGCTTGTTAAGTTCTTCCTCAAGATATTCTACCTTACCAGTCTTGTACGCATCTGGATTCCACGGCATCCACTGTCCAACTGGTCCAACAAAGATATTATGGTGAGGATCAACTTCACGAAGCATACGGCAACGTAATTCAGCCTCTTCTTGAGTCGGATAAGATCCGCGAATCTTTAGCCCTCTTGTTGACGTTTGAAAATCGTTCGCAGTGTTAAAATCGTTTTCTAATCGCTCCGAATGTTTATCCATAAAATTTTTAAACTCATCTTCAACTGAAACAGACATCAGTTTCTCCTTTTCTTCTGTTACAAACTCTTCGAAATCTTTCGTCAAATCTTCAGAGTTCATATTGTATTTATAAGAAATGAAATTTAAAAATTGCTGATATTTTTCCATAGATTTAGAAAAATCCCACGATTTCAAAAATTCCGAAAACATGAATTGTTCTTTCTGTTTCAAAATTTCATCTGGACAAACAAAAGAAACACAAACAAATTTTTGTCCAGAAATTGGACGATCTTCATCTAGCAAATCTACATATTTAGTGTTTTTTGATCCATCCGGATTTAATCGTTTTTCAAATGAAGAACTTGATCTACTTTCTTTAGACATACTCATTTTATTTAGCAGAATTTGTTATAATAGTTTATTACTATATTTATTTTAAGTTTTTTTAACGCAAATGTTTTTTTCTTTATATTTATTATACAATGTTTGATTCATTAAGAAAATCACTTGATTTAGACGAACTCGTCAAACGTGCCGTCAAATACCTTGTTGAAGGTCTTATGGTTGCGATTGCCGCTTACGCCATCCCTAAAAGATCGTTAAAACTTGATGAAGTTGCCCTCA